GTATGGTGGCAGCGGGCTTTCTGCCAAACAATTCTCGGATGTCTTGAACGAGATCGGCAACGGTCCGCTCTTGATTGAGATCAACTCTCCCGGTGGCAACGTTTGGGATGGTCTCAGCATCTACAATCAGCTTCGCGGTCGCAAAGCTCCGGTGACGACCCGAGTGGTTGGCATTGCGGCTTCGATTGCTTCCATCATTGCTCTTGCCGGTGATCGCGTCGAGATGGCTGATGCCGCTTTGATGATGATTCACGATCCGTCTGGAATGGCTTCTGGCACTTCCGAGGATATGCGGAAGATGGCTGACGCTCTGGACCAACACGCTGAAGTGTTGGTTGGAGTGTATGCCAAAAAGACCGGCAAGTCGCCCGAGTCCATTCGCGCTGCAATGAAGGCTGAGACTTGGTTCACCACCGAGGAAGCTCTGGCTTTCGGTCTGGTGGACAAGCCGATCAAACAACTTGCGATGGCTGCGAAATGGCACCCTCGCGCTGTTACCAAGACGGCTCCTCCTGCCGTCAAAAACAATCTTCAGCGCGGAATTGAGCAGTACGAGGAAGGGCTTGGCGGTGATGGCCTTGAGGAGGCCACCGTCATTGACGCTCGCAATCTCGTTAAAGGCGAAGAGCCGAGTCCGCAGAAGATCAAAAAAGCCGTCGCTTGGTGGGCTAGGAACGAGCGTTTCCTTGAGGCCGAGCCTAACACTCCCGCTGATGTTGCCGCCAACCTTTGGGGTGGTGCGGCTGGACGCGATTGGTTCACCGCTCTTGCCGTCCAATTGGACGAAGAGGAAGAGCTTACGGAACCCGAAGATAAGATTTCTACCAACAGCACCAATGCTGCTGGAGAGGCTGGCGTGAAGACGCCGCAACCAACACACAACAACACCGACACAACCATGTCTGACACGAACACTGTGGCGGCTGCGGCTCCTGCTGCTTCCGTCGACCTTGCTGCCGTCCTCGCCAAGTTGGCGACGATTGAGGCCGCGATGAAGTCCCCCACCGCCGCCCCCGCTCCCGAGCCGGTGCGTCCGGTTATTGAGAACCTCGGCAACCCGCTGCTGGAGAAGCACAAGAGCCTCCGCGCTGGTACCGAGCGTCGGAAGTTCCTTGTGGAGAACCACAGCGAGCTTCTCCGCCAGAACCGCATCATCGCTCCCCAGAACGCCAACACCTTCGCTGCTGGTTTGATCGTTGATTATCTCGCTGATGCTGTCATCACTGAGATGGCGACGAAGCTGGCGATGGTTGGTAACTTCACGCGCAACGTGGGTCTGGATAACCTCCGCCCCCGCGCTACCGTGCAGGTCAAAAAGTTCGTGCAGTCCGGTGCCTCGGCTACCGTTGACAATGCGACCAACTTTGAGACCAGCAACGACTCGCAGCTTGACGCTACCGCTGTCACGGTTAACCAGATCAGCAAGCTGTTCACCGTGACTCAGCAGGAGTTGAATCAGGGATTCGCTCTGGCTGATCTCGCTGCCGGTTCGGCTGACGTATTCGCTCTTGGTATCTCCAAGAAGATCACCGCTGTGATGACTGCAGCCAACTATGGCGCGGGAACCACTATCGGAACCGCTGCGAACTTCGACACCAGCGATCTCCCTGCGATCTTGGCTCTGGCTAAGAACTACCGCCAGAAGCTGCTGTTGCTGGATGGTGGACATCTGGCTCGTCTCCAGTTCTCTGCCGCTGCGAACACGTTCCCCGATGCTCGCTATGGTCCGCTGAATAACGGTTTCTTTGGCTTCAACAACATCTTGGAGCAGAACGACTGGACTGGTGCCATTGCCAACACTGCTGGCTTTGTCTGCGGTCAGGACGCCATCGCCATTGCCGCCGGTTTGCCGGTTGGAATGATCGCTGGCGAGTTCATCGAGCAGCGCACCGTCGAGTCCACCAACGGTCTGTCGGTCCTGCTGTCCGTCTGGTACAGCCGCTCGACCCGCTCGCATATGGCGTCCTATGACATCATGTTCGGTGCGGCTGCTGCTGATAAGACGCAAGCCGAGGTTCTGATCACCGCTTAATCCTGAGGGATATGCGTATCGCAACCACCATTGCAGTGGACAAGACCGGCAAGTCTAAGCTGGTGTCTGGTCCCGATGTTAGTGCGGATCTCCAACGCACTAACTTCAACACTGCTTCTGTCCCAGAAGGAGGCAAGCTTGTCCTGTGGATACAGGGAGCCTTAGCACCGAAAGTCCGAAAAGGTTAACCTAAAATTGGGGAGGCTGCTGGAAAGTTCCGGTGGCCTCCCCTCTAACCAGATTTCAAAATGTCCGCTTACCAGTCAGACGTAGCCACACAGGATTCGATGGGTCATCAGGGTTTTACTCTGGTCACCGGAACCTCCGCTCAGACGAGCGGTTACATCGCAATCCAGACCATCACCGCGACCGTGATCTCGTCCATTGCTGGCACTGGTATTACCGGCACTTGGAGCGGAACCACCATTCCCGCTGGCATCACCATCGTGGGTAAGATCAGCAGCTTTACGCTGACCTCTGGTGCGGTCATCGCTTATTTCGCCCGAGCCACTACCTAATGACTCTCGCGCTCTCACTGCAACTGTCCACGTCGGATGATGCGATTGAAGTCGCATATCCTGCGATGGACCGTTACCTGATGCAGGAGGACGCGACCTCATTCGTTCTCCAAGAGGACGGAACTTCCAAAATCGTTTTCTCACTTTCCACCGACTAACTTTCTGACCTATGCCTGACGCCAAGATTACAGCCTTAACGAGCATCGGAACTTCCACCGATCCCGCAAACGATCCGCTTGTCTTGGTGGACGTTTCCGATACGTCGATGGCAGCGAGCGGAACGACCAAGAAGGTCACGCTGAATCAGCTTCTCGCTACGTCTCCCACCGCCACCCTCGCCTCCGCCACCATCACCGGCGATCTGACGGTGGATACCAGCACCCTGAAGGTGGATTCGGCGAACAATCGGGTGGGTGTGCTGACCGCTGCTCCTGCGCGTACATTGGATGTCAATGGCGTGATTCGTGGAAATAGCGATTTTGAAATCGCTACATCAGGCGGTGTCACTCAGGGTTACATATTCGGATCTGGAACCTCGTTGTTTTATCGCACCGTCAGCGGTTCCGATCATGTCTGGCAGAATGTTGGAACGGAATGGATGCGCCTCAACTCCACGGGGCTGGGCGTGGGGGTTACGCCGAGTGCGTCTGGCGGTTGCTTGCAGCTCAAGAGCGGAATCACCTTCCCCGCCACTCAAGTCGCTTCGTCCGATGCGAACACGCTGGATGATTACGAGGAGGGGACTTGGACTGGAACGCTTAAGGGTTCGGTTTCAGATCCGACCACTCCGGTTACTGCAACGGGTATCTACACAAAAGTCGGAAAGTTGGTAACCATTACGATTGCGTATTCTAACGTAAACACTACTGGGGCATCTGGTAATGTTACCATTACAGGATTGCCGTTTGCTGGAGCAGCAACTGGAGCTGGATCTGTAATAACATTTGATATGTTCACCACTTCTACAACTTTGGCTTGTTGGAACGTTGGAACCACAATCGCGTTTTATGTGTCAGGAGGATTCATTCCAGCAACACATAACGCTGGAGCGTCTCGCAACGTTAATGTAACAATGACCTACTTCGTTTAATCCTATGCTCACCGAACGCACCATCTTCTCGCTCTGCGAGGTTCTCCCTAACACCACGTTGCAGGTCCGCATGGCGAACCAGATCGTGGACGGCGATGTCGTCAAGGCATCGACTTACAATCGGTATTGCCTGACGCCCGGTTCTGACCTCACTGGCCAGCCCGATCAGGTTGTTGCGATTGCCAACGCGATCTGGACTCCTGAAGCTATCGCCGCTTACAACGCCAGCATTCAACCCATCACCCAATGATTGATTCAACTCCCGTAGTAGCGGTTCAGGTTAACAGCGACAACTCGCTGCTCGTCACTAATGGCGTCGATTACAACAAGGACGGCGTGATGGTTGGCAATGAAATCACCAGCCAGTACACGCTCGTTCCCGGTGACTCGTTGGATGGTCAGCCCACCGAGGTTGTGAAGATCGCCAATGCGCTGTGGACTCCTGCGGTTGTGGAAGCCTACAAGCTGGCGCATCCTGCTCCCCTTCCTCCGCCCCAGCCCGAGATGATCGTGCCTCCGATGCTGCCGCAGGTTGAGCCGGTTTTGGTTGCCAATGATTCGAGCGTCTCCGATGCTCAAGCTTGATATGGAAATTACTATCAAGCTGAACGAAACCGAAGCCAATAACCTGATTGCTCTGATCGACATCGCGGTCAAAGCCGGTGGTCTTGCTAACGCTGCCGTCGCTTTGCCTCTGGTTGAGAAGATCAAAGAAGCCGCCAAGCCTCAGTAAACCATGCAAACAGACAGCACCAACAACGGAAGTGGAGTCGGAATCTCACTCGCAACTGCCGCCGCTGCTGGTGCGGTCTCGTTTATCCCTCAGCTAACGCAGTGGTTCCAGCTTGGAGCCGCTGTGTTGGCTTTCATCGCTGCTGCAATTGGACTCTACAAAGCCATTAAAAAATGAACTGGAAAACGACTCTAGCCGGTGTTGGTGCGATCATGGTCGCCGTGGGTGGTGCGGTCAAAGCACTGTTCGACGGTGACCCCGCGACGAATCTTGATCTGACTGCGACCATTGCCGCTGTTACGGTTGGTTTCGGTCTGATCGCCGCAAAGGATGCGGACAAGAAGAAGACCGAGTGAACATTATCGAACAGATCGTCACAGCCATTCTAAAATGGCTGACTGGTCTGGCGAAAACTCCCCCAACCGTTGAAGATGCAAAACAAGACCCAGAGCTTAAAAAGAAGTTGCTGGATCGCATTGACCGCGCTGGTGGGTAGCTGTGGCTGTGGAACTCGCGTTGTCATGGTGCCTCACGGTGAGCCTGTGAGGCTTGCTGAGAGCGTCCAATCGCGAGTCTGGGTCAAAGGAGCGGACGGGGTTTCTGTGCGCTCCAGAAACCGAATTACGTTGTCCGAGGGTTGGTACGCATTGCCGAAAGATTGAACCATGGCTCAACAAGTCATCAACACGGGTACGACCGCCAACGACAACACCGGAGACACGCTCCGCGCTTCTTGGCAGAAGGCCAACGACAACTTCACGGAGATCTATGCCGAGTTGCCGATGCTGGCTCCGTCAACGTGGGTTCCTACGCTGACTGACTCCGGTGGTGGCCGCACGTTCGCTTTCACGGTCAACACGGCTCGCCATACGTCCATTGGCTTTGTCTCCACGTTCACCGCTGACATCACGATCAATTCTGTGAGCGGTTCCGCGACCGGAAACCTTCGCTTGAGCCTTCCAGATCCTGCGACCTACGACGCTGCTGTGTCGATCTGGTTGGATAATGCGACGACTCAAGCGAAGACTTCTGTCATTGGTAAGATTGTTGGTGGGACTTCCTACTGCGAGTTGAGCCATTACGAAAATGGCGACATCACAAGTCTCGCAAGCCAACTCCAAGCCACTTCACGCATTCTCGTCTCTGGTGTCTACTTCACGGCGTGAACCTGATCGCAACCAGTCTTCAGTTGGGCATGACGGTCCTTCAGGGAGCGATGGGAAATCCGTCGTTCATCTGGCAGGGATCGCTTGTCCGCTGCATTCCTGCTGCGATCACTGACGCCAACAACGTCATCAACGGTGGGTTCCAAGACAACGTGCAGGTCCGTCTGCTGGTCAAATTGGCTGACTGGAGGCTGGCAGACTCGACGCTGGTGACGGTAGACGCGACCGTCTGGAGTGCTGACGTTGGATCGACCGCTGATCGGCTATTGCAAGAGAGCGGGAGTCTGATTCTCCAAGAGAACACTGACGCTCTTCAGCTTACGTTCGGAAAGATGATTCCGGTGGTGGGTCGCACTTTGACCTACGATGGTCGAACGCTTCGGATCATTTCCGCTAAGCGTGACGGCACTGGCGCATATTACGTTCTTGAACTGGGGGCCAAGACCAAATGACGCCCACGGTCACAGTCGATACGTCTCGGTTCGATGCGGCTTGGAAAGAGTACTTGCCAAAGACCAAGCGGTCGCTGGCTGATGCGATCAACTCGCGCACGTTCTTCTTGATGCTGCGGCTGTATTGCTTGTTGCCTCCGAAGTCTCCGCAAGCAGCGCGAAACAAAATTCTCGACTATTACAACCGGCCCGTTGGCTCTCCTGCCTTTGACAAGAAGACCGGCAAAAAGGTGGGCCGTTCTCGTCAGTTGCGTCTTGTTCACTTGATTGCCCAAGCCAAGAATGCGAAGGCTGGAAATGAGGGGCTTTACGGTCAGAAGATGAAAGACGCTGCTGCCAAATTGCGCCGCCGCGCTGCCGGTTCTGTTGGTTACCTCAAGTCGTGCGTGACCAAAGGTATCAAGAAGCTCTCTCCGTCATTCCAGCAATTCGGCGGAACTCGACGCGCAAAAAAGGGTTCCGCTCAAGTTCGATCTGTTGCCGCCAATCAAGCATTGGTCAATCTCGCAAACCAGTACGGCTTGCCTTACGAGAACGTCTCAATGCATCGTGGGTCTTCAGCCTACGCTTACAATGCGAAGGCTGGCTTCAACCCGCATTCGCACGTCCGAATGAATATCGGTTTGGCTGACGATCAGATCGGTAAGGTGGAGAGCATTTACTCGAAAGCGATGCAGCAAGCTTACGACGACGAAGCGCGTGAGCTTGAAATCCATATTGCCGCCAAGCTGTCCGAAGCGTT